ACCAATAATAGCATTAATAGTTTTGTTTGTAATTGCTTTTATAGCAGCGATGGTAATAGGTGTTGATGCCTTAATGTGTACTCCGCCCTGTGTATGACAGATGTTGAAAGAAGTACCTCTAGGTGGCGATGGACTGCATTATCAATATACCTGCTGATTTGCTTTTACGATTTTCTATTTGTTCCAGTATGGTACGGACTGAATAGACCAGATATATCTCAGTTTATGGACATAATAAATTCAACAGAGGACACACTTGTACAGATGGAATTACTCCGCCCTGTGTATGACAGATGTTGAAAGAAGTACCTCTAGGTGGCGATGGACTGCATTATCAATATACCTGCTGATTTGCTTTTACGACTTTCTATTTGTTCCTGTTTGGTACGGACTAAATAGACCTGATATAAGTCAGTTTATGGAAATAATAAACTCAACAGAGGACACCCTTGTACAAATGGAATTAATGAAGAAACTGACAGGACAACACAATCCCTTTACTCTTATGGGTGGTGGGTTATTTCACTTAGCCTTTGGTGCAATCTTAACAGGTAGTGCAATTGGCTCAAATAAGTAAAGGACATTATGGAAGAGAGAATTACTAGAGTGGAAACTACATTAGACAAACATAGTACACAAATAAACAAACTGTTTAGTCGTATTGAAGATACTAATGAAGCTATCCAGAAGATTAATAATAGTATGTTGCAGATTAAGTGGAGTGTCTACGGTGCTATTGGTTTCTATATTATTACCCAGATTGGAATTGTTGAGGCATTTAAAGTAGCGACATGATGGCATTACTCACCAATGTTGCACCGATTATCTTAGGTTTTGTTGCTAAGTTATTTGCTTTAAAGAGTCAAGCAGCATCAGAGAACCAGAAGTTGATGATACAATCACTACAGGTAAGGAATGATTCTATCAATCAAGCTAGGGATAGAGCAGACAAGGAATCACCTATGGCTGCTATGAATAGACGAATTATAATTTTAGTCATCTTAGGCTTAGTTATATTTACACAGGTAGCACCTGTAATATTTGATGTACCAACAGTAGTACCCACCATAGTTAAGGGGTTTAGTTTCTTAGGGTTTCAACTCACGCCAGATGTAGTAGAATATGCTACTGTAGAAGGCTTACTCAAGATGGATGAGATTTTTAAATGGGCGACAATGATAATTGAATTTTACTTCGGAGCACAACTAGCAAAAGGTAGGTAACAATGAAGAGGGCGATTGTCGTACCCGACCAACACTTTCCGATACATGATGAGAGTGCGGTCAAGGTGGTACTAAAGGCGATAGATTTTGTCAAACCAGACATATTTATCAATTTAGGTGATGTTGGAGAATGGGAGTCTGTATCTGCTTGGCAGTATAAAAGACGAAAACGCCCACCAATAGAATACCAGTTGAAAGAAATGGTAGCAGAAATAAAAGCAGTTAATAAGTGCATTGATAGATTTGATAAAGTTTTAGATAAAGTAGGTTGTAAAGAACGATATATATTAGCAGGAAACCATGATGAATGGTTAGATATGTGGGTAGAAGAGAATCCTTTTTTAGACCAGTATACATTCAGAAATGCTTGTAAGTGGGATGAGAGAGGATATGAATACAGAGTCTATAATGAGGTTTTATCTATAGGTAAGTTGAATTTCATTCATGGTGCATATACTACAGTTACACACGCTAAGAAGCATCTCGATGCTTATGGTGCAAATATTGTTTATGGTCATGTGCATGATATACAAAGACATTCACACACCAAACTAGATGATGATGGTATAGCCTCATGGTCTATGGGTTGCTTAAAGGATATGTCTGCCGAGAAGAATAGATGGCTTAAAGGTAGACTACATAATTGGAATCACGCTTTTGGAATAGTTACATGGTTTGATGATGATTTGTTTCAACTTGAAACCATAGAGATTGTTAAGGGTAAATGCTCCGTATGGGGAAAAATAATTAAAGGATAGGATTATGACATTTAGAGGTTTAATTAATGAAGTATTAATAAGACTAAGAGAAGATACTATATCTGCTGATTGGTCTGGTGATATTAATGATAGTTCAACTGTATCTACCTATCAAAAAGTAATAGGTGCTTTAGTTAATGATGCAAAACGCAGTGTAGAAGAAAGACATGATTGGCTTAATCTTAGAGAAACAGTAGATATTTCAACTGTGAATGGTACAAAGAACTACAATCTTAGTTCTGGTCAAGAGATAAAGATAATGGATGCTGTCAATAATACTACTGGTATGCACCTTAGACAAGTGGGTAGAACATATATTAATACAGTTACATACCCATCACAGAATACAGGAGAGCCATTGTACTACGGATTTAATGGTAGTGATAGTTCAAATAATTTAAAAGTAGACCTATCACCAGTTCCCACAGAGGCTCATACCATCTCATTTGATATTCTAAAGTATCAAGCTGAATTAGCAACTGCAAGTACAGTATTAAGTGTTCCAGAGAAACCAGTTATATTAGGTGCTTGGGCAAGAGCGATTTCAGAACGAGGTGAGGATGGTGGCACACAGTCTAGTCTAATGGCTCAAGAGGCTTTAGAGGCTTTAAAACAGGCTATTATGCGTGATAGTGGTAATACAAAATATGAAACTGATTGGACTATTAACTAATGGCTAAGGCTTTATCATATCAACCACTACCTAAATATGGTGTCAATGGATTAAATACTCAAGACAATCCTACAGCACTAGATACAACATGGCTAACTTCTGCTGATAATATAGTTGTAAGGGAATCTGGAAGAATAGCTTTCAGAAAAGGATTTAAGCAAAAAGTTGCTCCTAATACTGAAGGTGGAGGTACTGCGATAGGTTCTATAACAGAACACAATGACCAAGGCACTAATAAGATATTCGCTAGTTTTGGTACATCTATATATACGATAGATTTTACTACACCCAATGCAGCGTTTCCAACATCTACTATTGATGTTAAACATACAGTTTCTGGTTCGTCTGGTGCTTGGCAGTTTGTAAACTTCAATAATAGACTACATTGTTTTCATGCTGGAATTGTTCCACAAAGATATGATGGTGCTTCTGATGCTTTAGAGAGATGGTCTGCTCATGTTAATGCTACCGCTATAAATGATGGTAGTAATATAGATGCCTCTCAAACTACTATAACAGTAGACAGTACAATCGGTTTTCCTATGAATGGAAAAATACTTATTGAAAGTGAAATAATTTCTTATACTGAGAAAACACCCACAGTATTTGGAGGTTGTACTAGAGGTGCAGATAGTACATGGTTTTCCTATGAATGGAAAAATACTTATTGAAAGTGAAATAATTTCTTATACTGAGAAAACACCCACAGTATTTGGAGGTTGTACTAGAGGTGCAGATAGTACATCAGCAGCTACACATAATGATGATGTAGCAGTTACAACAGCCACCAAACCTGCTGGAGTTACTACATTTGACCCTAGTTGTGGTATGGGTTTCTATGGAAAACTCTGGTGTGGGGGAATTACGGAAGCCAAAGATGTTGTTTATTACTCAGTTTTGCTAGATGGAGATGATTGGGTGGGTACTGGCTCTGGATATATTGATTTAAAAACAGTATGGGGAACAGATGAGATAGTTGCACTTGCTCCGTTTTATGGGCAGTTGATTATATTCGGTAAAAACAATATTGCAGTATATGATAACCCTCATGCTGGTGGAACATTAGCACTTAATGAGGTAATAAAAGGGATTGGATGTGTAAGTAGAGATACAGTACAAGCGATTGCAGATGATTTGGTATTTTTATCTGAAACTGGATTGCGTTCATTTGCTCGTACTTCAGAAAAAGATAAACTACCAATGCAAGAAATGTCTTTAGCGATAAAAGATACTTTAATTAGAAATATAGGTGTAAGTAAAAATGTTAAATCTGTATATGTAGAGAATGAGGGCATATATATTATGAGTTTTGTAGATAAAAACATTAATTATATATTTGATTTTAAACACAGAACACCACTTAATACACCAAGAATAACTACTTGGTCTTTTGATTTAGATAGAGAACCTGCTAGTATGGCTTATACAGAATTATATAGTGGTTTATTGGTTGGACAGAAAGATGGGAGTATTGCTGGATATGAGGGATATTTTGATGCAGATTTAGCAGGAGCATCTACTTATACCAATGCCACTTTTACAAGCGAAATAGCCTCTGGATGGATTCCATTAGGACAGAGTATGGCTGCATCATTATTAAAAAGAATGATATTAGTATTAGAGGGCGGTTCTGGTGCTACACTTGGTTTGAAATGGTATAAGGACTTTAGTTCTACACCTTCACCAACAACCAATATTGCACTAAAACCTGCAACTACAGGTTCGACAGCATTATGGGGTGCATCTAGTTCTTTGTATGGAGCAACAACAGCAACACATACACACGATGCAACAGTACATCCAGTATCATCTACATATACACCAATATTTGGATTACAGGAATATAATATACGACTCCATTAACAGGAAGTGCTAAACACTTAAAACTTAATATAGCTATAGAATCTAATGGTTACGATACTATGATTCAAAACTTAACACTTTTACATAAGGAAGGGAAAATACGATGAGTGATTATACTTTAGCAGTAAACTGGTCGGGGAAGGATGCACTAGCAGATAGTGATGCTGCGAAAGTTATTTCTGGCTCAGACTTTAATACTGAATTTACAACAGTTCAAACAGCAGTTAATTCAAAGGCAGACTTGGTTAATACCGACCAGAATTTTAGCTGTAATAATGCAACCATAACTGGTGATGCAACCATAACTGGTACACTAGATATTACTGGAGTGCCAACTGCACCTACACAATCAGCAGGTAACAATACAACAAGAATTGCTACTACAGCTTTTGTAACGACAGCAGCTAATGCTCTAAATGCAGCAGCTTATCCAGTAGGTGCAATATTCACTACGACTGTGGCTTATGCCAATAGTGCAGCAGTTGTTACAGCAATCGGTGGAACGACTTGGGTAGCATTTGGAGCAGGTAAGGTATTGGTAGGTTTGGATTCTGGTGATACAGACTTTGATACTTCAGAAGAAACAGGTGGTTCTAAAGCACCAACCACAGGAAGTACCACACTAACAACTTCTCAGATACCATCACATACTCATACTATCACAAGACAGACTGGCTCTGGCGGCGGTTCTGGTGCTACTTTTGGTGGTGGTGCTGATAGTACCCATACAA